TAGGGGAGAACAATCAATTCAAAAATATAAGGATGAGTTATCTATAAACGGTGATTTGTCCTATTTAAATTTAGACTGGACGCCTGTTCCTATTATATCTAAATTCGTAGATATAGTCGTTAATGGGATCGCAGAAAGATTGTATGATGTAAAGGCATATTCACAAGATCCATTTGGAGTAGTAAAAAGAACACAGTATATGCAGAATATCCAAAAGGATATGAAGATGAAAGAGTTTGATCAGTTTGTTAAAAATAAATTTGCGCTTGACACGAAAGAGAGTAAAATAGAAGACTTACCAGCTACAGAAGAAGAGCTATCATTACACATGCAGCTTTCTTATAAGCAGGCTATTGAAATAGCGGAAGAGCAAGCTATTAATATGTTAATGCGGGGTAACCAATACGACTTAGTAAAAAGAAGATTTTACCAAGACTTGGTTATATGTGGTATGGGGGCGGTTAAAACATCATTCAACACTGCTGAAGGCGTGGTTATTGATTATGTTGATCCTGCTAACTTGGTTTACTCTTATACAGATTCTCCGTTTTTTGACGATATATATTATGTTGGAGAAGTAAAATCAATTCCAATCAATGAGCTTAAGAAAGAATTCCCATATATAACACAAGACGAATTAGAAGAAATAGTTAAAAAAGCCGGGTCAACCTCCAGTTACTACGGATCACACACCCCATCAGAGGCAGATGATAACAAGGTAGATGTCCTGTACTTCAATTATAAAACCTACATGAACGAGGTTTACAAAATGAAGAAAAGTAGTAGTGGATCTGATAAAATGATTAAAAAAGATGATTCATTTAATCCTAAGAAAGGAAGTGATAGATATGAAAAAGTGCAAAGATCTTTAGAGTGTTTATATGAAGGAGCGTATATACTAGGTACTGATAAGTTAATCAAGTGGGAGAAAGCTAAAAACATGTTACGTTCCAAAAGTGACTATACTAAGGTGAAGATGAGTTATGCTATTGTAGCTCCTAGAATGTATGAGGGTAGGATTGATTCATTAGTAAATCGTATTACTGGATTTGCTGATATGATACAGTTAACTCATTTAAAAATACAACAAGTGCTATCAAGAGTAACTCCAGATGGGGTTTATTTAGATGTTGATGGTTTAGCTGAGGTTGATTTAGGTAACGGGACAAACTACAGTCCACAAGAAGCTTTAAATATGTTCTTCCAAACAGGTAGTATTGTTGGTAGATCTTATACTCAGGATGGCGATGGCAATCCAGGTAAAATGCCTATTCAAGAAATCCAATCGGGAGGAAGTAGTCAAAAAATTCAAGGCTTAATACAAACTTATAATTACTATCTTCAAATGATAAGAGACGTAACTGGGTTGAATGAGGCTAGTGATGGGTCAACACCAGCAGAAAGATCATTAGTAGGGGTTCAAAAAATGGCAGCCGCTAACTCTAACACAGCCACAAGACATATATTGCAAAGTGGGATGTACTTGACCGCTGAAATAGCAGAACAACTATCCCTTAGAATATCTGATATTATAGAATACTCACCAACAAAAAACGCTTTTATAGAATCTATAGGAGCTCACAATGTGGCAACGTTAGAAGAAATGTCAGAATTACATTTATATGACTTTGGTATATTCTTGGAATTAGAACCAGACGAAGAAGAAAAACAACTATTAGAAAATAATATTCAAACAGCTCTAACACAGGGAAGTATTCAATTGGAGGATGCTATTGATTTGAGAATGGTTAAGAACATTAAACTAGCTAATCAGTTGTTAAAACTTAGACGTAAGAAAAAAGGACAAGAAGATCAGAGATTACAATTAGAACAAACCAAAGCACAAGGAGCCGCTCAAGCAGAGGCGTCAGCAGCCGCGGGAGAAGCAGAGATAAAGAAAAATAAATCAATGGCAGAAACACAAAGAGCTTTAGAAGAACTTAAAACACAAGGAAAAACTCAAGTGTTAAACCAAGAGCACCAAATCAAAAAAGATTTAATGGCACAGGAGTTCCAATACAACATGCAATTGAAGCAGCTTGAATCTAAGGTGAAAACAGAAGGTCAGTTACTAGCTGAGAATCGTAAAGACGATAGATCAAAAATGCAAGCAACTCATCAGAGTGAATTGTTAGACCAAAAAGAAAACCAAAAACCAGCTAAAAACTTTGAGTCCGCAGGTAATGATGCGCTTGGGGGTTTTAACTTAGGTATTTAAAATTTATTAACTATTATTATATTATATTATGGCAAAAAAGAAAAAAGAAGAACCAATTGTGGATAACGAAACTGGTTCGTTAAAAGTAAAAGAAAAACAAGAAGTGCAACCTACAGCTAACGAAACAAAAGGTGATGTTATAAAGGTTAAAGAAAAAATGAAAATGAAAGCAGAAGTTATTGGGGAAACAATAACTAAGGTTGATTTAAGCAATCCAGTAGGAAAAGAAGAGACTACAACTGCAGTTGATCTAGATAAACCAATTGAGGAGCTAGCAGAAGAAACTATCCCTGAACAACCTGTTCTTGAGGAGGTAATAGAAGAAGAAAAAGTAGAGGAAATCGCTGTTGTAGCCGAGGAAACTATAACCGAATCTTTAGAGACTGGAAATCCACTACCTGAAAATGTACAGAAGCTAGTTAATTTCATGGAAGAAACGGGTGGAGATTTAGATGATTATGTAAAGTTAAATCAAGATTACGCTGAAATGGATAATCAAGATATACTACATGAATACTACAAACAAACAAAACCTCATTTAAATAGTGAAGAAATTGATTTTCTTATGGAAGATAATTTTTCTTATGACGAAGATGTTGATGAGGATAGAGATATTAAAAGAAAAAAATTAGCGCTAAAAGAGCAAGTTGCGAGCGCTAAAAGCCACTTGGACGGGCAAAAGTCCAAATACTACGAAGAGATTAAACTAGGTTCAAAGCTTACGAGTGAGCAACAAGAAGCTATTAATTTCTACAACACTCATTCGAAAGAAGCAGAGCAAACGGAACGTTACGAAAAAACAGCTAAATCCAATTTTTTAAATAGAACTAACAAGTTCTTTGGAGACAAATTCAAAGGTTTTGAATATAATGTCGGAGAGAAAAAATATAGATTTAACGTTAACGACGTTAGTAAAGTAAAAGAAACACAGAGCGACATTAATAACTTCATAGGAAAGTTTCTTGATGAAGATAGACAAATGAAAGACGAGGCTGGGTATCATAAATCTTTATTTACCGCGATGAACTCTGATGCTGTTGCTAATCATTTTTACGAACAAGGGAAAGCTGATGCGTTAAAGCAAAGCATAACTGAGTCTAAAAATGTTAACATGAAACCACGTCAAGAGCTAAACGAGGCTATTGACACTGGCGGAATGAAAGCAAGAGTACTAGGGGATAATACTGCTGATTTCAAATTTAAAATTAAAAACAAAAAATAACAAATTAAAAATTATAAATTATGGCAATTACAAACCCAGGTGGTTTGCTAAATAGTGTACCTGCTGCAACAAAGCAAACGCTAAACACAAACTACCTAGATTTTACAGGGACCGCAAACTCATGGGGTCAACAATATTTACCAGACTTAATGGAAAAAGAAGCTGAAGTTTTCGGACCGAGAACTATTTCAGGATTTCTTTCACAAGTTGGGGCTGAAGAGGCAATGCAATCTGATCAGGTTGTATGGTCTGAACAATCAAGACTACACTTATCATACACGGGTACGATAGTTTTAGCTGGTGATACAAATGGTACATTCGCTGTCGTTAAAGATATCGATGGACTTACTGATGTAGGTACTACAACGAGTAGAACTCACGGTATTAGAGTTAATGACATGGTACTTTTAGCTACTGCTGGAAAAGTTTCAAAATGTTTAGTAGTAGAAACTCCAGATTCAAACGTGGTTTCACTTGAACCTTACGGTGAAGCTGTTTTAACTAGTCACTCTGTAGTGGCTGAGGCTGCAACTTTATTAGTTATTGGTTCTGAGTACGGTAAAGGAGCGGCTTATGCTGATGAAACTGGTACTTACAAAACTGATTCAAGAGGTGCTAACGAGCCTACGTTCAAGTCGTTCCACAACAAACCAATCATTATGAAAGATTACTACGAAGTATCAGGTTCTGATGTTTCTAGAATTGGTTGGGTTGAAGTAGCTTCTGAAGACGGTGCTTCTGGATACATGTGGTATTTAAAAGCTGAAGCTGATACAAGATCTCGTTTTAACGATCACTTAGAGATGACTATGCTTGAAGCTGAAAAAACTGCTGCAGCATCTATTATTGGATTTGGTGCTAACAGTCAAGTTAGAGGTGCTGCTGACGCAGGTCTTAACGGTGCTGGTACTGAGGGATTATTCGCTGCTATTGAGTCTAGAGGTAATGTTACTTCTGGTATTACTGGTGTGAATGCTGCTACTGATTTAGCTGAGTTTGACGCTATTTTAGCTGAGTTTGATTCTCAAGGTGCTATTGAAGAAAACATGATGTTTGTAAACAGAGCTACTTCGCTAGCGATGGACGACATGTTAGCTTCTATGAATTCTTATGGAGCTGGTGGTACTTCTTACGGAGTATTTAACAACTCAGAAGATATGGCATTAAACTTAGGTTTCTCTGGTTTCAGAAGAGGTTCTTATGACTTCTACAAGTCTGACATGAGATACTTGAATGACAAAGCTACAAGAGGTGGTATTAACAGTGCTGCTGGTTCTGACGCTATCCGTGGAATTATTGTTCCAGCTGGTACATCTACTGTTTATGACCAACAGTTAGGTAAAAACTTAAAGAGACCATTCTTACACGTTCGTTACAGAGCTTCGCAAACTGACGATAGAAGAATGAAAACTTGGGTTACTGGTTCTGTTGGAGCTGCT